CGGATAACTACAAGAAAATGATCGACAAGGGAGTTGCCCTGTCTGAACTTAATCACCCTGAATCATCACTAATTGATTTGGATCGTGTATCACACGCAATCAACGAGATTTGGTGGGACGGACATATCCTTATGGGTAAACTCAAACTCCTTACCTCACCAGGTTTCCACGAAAGAGGTATTGTATCAACCAAAGGTGACCAAGCAGCAAACCTTCTTCGTCAAGGAGTAACCTTGGGTATTTCATCTCGTGGTGTAGGATCTCTGAAGAAAATCGGTGAACAAAACGAAGTACAAGACGATTTTGAACTAATCTGTTTTGATTTGGTATCATCACCATCTACACCAGGGGCTTATCTCTTTACAGACGTAAAAGACAGAAACAACTTTGAGGAGAACTTAGAGGAAGAAAAAATGGCAAGAATATCATCTTCTTCACAATCAACAGGAAAAGGTATGGACCGCTCTATTGACTTATTGAATAAATTGAACCATTATTTAAACAGATAATTTAAAACCAAAAAAAATCATGGACGAAAAATACTTTGTTGCAAAAATCACTTATGACCTTCCCGATGAGAACACAGGAAAGATCAAAAAAATCAGAGAAGAAAAACTCGTAAGAGGATTCAACGTAACTGACGTTGAAGCTAAAGTTACCGCAAGATACGCTGGTTTCCCACACGATTGGAGAATCACATCTGTGTCTGAAAGTAAGATCGATGAGGTTGTAGAAAAGTAATTTTTACACTAACTAAAAATAATCCTCCACCAAAAGTGGGGGATTTTTTATTTTAATTTGTTTGTTATATCCATAAAAAAGAATTTTTTACAAATTGGATATATTTATAAGGTAAATTATTCACAATTTAAATTATGGCAGACAACAAGTCATTAGTCGAGGAAGCACTACTACAAATGAAAAATTTGGAACAAGTAGTCGCTGAAAATGCAAAAGGAATACTTGCTTCAACCATGAAGGAAGAAATCTCTGAACTAGTAAAAGAGTCTCTGAAAGAGGCTGAACACGATGAAGAAATGGATATGACTGAAATGGATGAGCAAGACGCTGAGGACATTTTAGGAATTGATATGGATTCGGAGGAAGAATCTGATGAAGATGATGAAATGGAAATGGATTCCGAAGAGGATGAAATGGAAATGGATTTTGACTCTGAGGAAGATGAACTACCAATCGATTTGACGGATGCATCTGACGAGGAAATCTTAAAGGTTTTCAAGGCGATGAGTGATGAGGATGGAATTATCGTTACACAAGACAATAATCAAGTTCACATCGAAGATGAGGACGAAGACGTTGAGTACATTATCCAAATGGAAGGCGAAGAAGAGGAAGACTCTATGGGCGAAGAAATGGACGAGCAAATGGACATGGACGTTGAAGTTTCAGATGACGAAGAAATTTCAGACGAAGAATTGGATCAAATGATCGCAGACATTTTCAATGAAACTGAAATGGGTGAAGGAATGGGACATGATTCTGAGTACACTGAAGAAATGGACGAAGAGATGGATGAGGTAGTTTACGAGATCGAAATGGACGAAGAGGAAGACATGGATGACATGGATGACATGGATGACATGGATGACTCTGATGTTAATGAAGGTAAAATGACCATCAAACCAGTTATGGGTAACCTAAAATCAGCTAAACTAACTACCAAGGCAGAAACTAAGGAAGGAGCAATCGAACCAAAGGGACGTGCTAAGGGAGTTGGAATGAACCTTAAACCTAAGAAATTTGAATTCACCGAAGAGGAGATGGAAGAAGCTAAGGACAAAAATTATGGTTCTAACAAAGACGAATACAAGCGTAAGACTGTAGACGGAGTTAAGAAAAAGGCTGGCGAAGGTAAGGACGGACACTACAAAGACTACGAAGGTAAATTCGGAGGTAACAAAGGTGATAAGTCTAAAACACATCCTGGTAAGAAAGATTACGAAAAGTCTGAAGCTAAAGAAGCAGCAAGAACTTACGGATTCGGTTCTAAAGATGGTCGCGGTTTGAGAAAAGGAGTTTCTAACAACAGAAACTACGATTACACAAAAGGTGCTGCTAACGTTAACGAAGAAGTTCAAAGATTAAGAGAGAAAAACGAAGAATATCGTAAGGCTCTTAACGTGTTCAGAGAAAAATTGAATGAAGTTGCTGTGTTCAACTCAAACTTAGCTTATGCTACAAGATTGTTTACCGAACATACAACTACGAAGCAAGAGAAAATTAATATTCTTAGAAGATTTGACAATGTTGAAACTTTGAAGGAATCCAAGTCTCTCTACAATTCTATCAAGAATGAACTAAACAACACGACTCAAAACGTTGTGACTGAATCAGTAAGTAAGATTGAAAAATCACCGGCTTCAGGTTCAGCTCAAAACTTGATCGAGTCAAAAACGTATGAGAATCCTCAGTTCTTAAGAATGAAGGACATCATGCAAAAAATTGCAAAATAAACATACCTAAAAAAAATATTAAAATGGGTGCATTATTAGAAAGTGGTCTTGTTGGTAACATCGGCATGAAGCATTTGAAAGTTATCAAAGAAGACACAATCAACAAATGGGACAAATTAGGATTCCTTGAGGGTCTTAACGGTCACTTAAAAGAAAACATCGCTCAGTTGTATGAAAACCAAGCTTCACACTTAATCAACGAAGCTTCTTCAACTTCTGACTCAGGTTCATTCGAAACTGTAGTTTTCCCAATCGTTAGAAGAGTATTCTCTAAATTACTTGCTAACGACATCGTATCTGTACAAGCTATGAACCTACCTATCGGTAAGTTGTTCTACTTCGTACCTAAAATCCAAGGTTACTCAGGTGGTACTGAAAACCAATTCAGTGGTAATCACTACCCACCAGTAGGTGCTCCTGGTTACGCAAGTGCGAACAACCAAGGTAATCCAAACGCTGGTTACACTGAAGTTCCTGCAGGTGCTGCTGGTTACAACGATATCTTCACTAAAGACTTGTATGACTTGTTCTACGAAGGTAACGAGGCTGGTTTGAATCCTCCAGGATTGTTCGATTACTCAAAAGGTAAGTGGTCAGCTATCACAGCAACTACTAATACTGTAGTATGGGACAATAGCGTGTTGATCCCTTCAGGATACCCTGAAAACAACTACAGAAAGGTTATCATCGAAATGAGTGGTTTCTACTCAAACGGTGCTGGTCAGTTGATCGGACCTAACGGTAATACTATGGATACCGAAGAATTCCTTTCAGGATTGGTTATCCTTCCAACTACAGCAACTTCAGGTCAAGAAGGTTGGGGATTGGGAACGGGTGCTATCTTGTTCAATGTTGTTACTCAAAGATACGGTAAAGGTATTGTAGAGTACGGAAGAAATGCTCAAACTGTATGGCCAACTTCAGGTTCTGGTGGTCAGTACAATGACATCTGTAATGCTGACGGTAAGATCTACTTGGAGCTTGACCTTCAGACTCCAGTTTGTGTTGAGTGTGGTCAGACATCTCCTGATGGTTACACTGGTACTACATTCTCAGCTTCTTCAGCTAACACAGCAGCTTTCGTTGCAATCTACAGATTGTACAAGGAGCTTGAATTCGAAGATCAAATCGGTGAAGTTTCTTTCGACCTTGAGTCAGTAACTGTTTCTGTTACAGAAAGAAAACTTAGAGCTCAATGGTCTCCTGAATTGGCACAAGACGTTGCAGCATTCCACAACATCGACGCTGAAGCTGAATTGACAGCTTTGTTGTCTGAGCAAGTGGCTGCTGAAATTGACCGTGAAATCTTGAGAGATTTGAGAAAAGGTGCGGCGTGGGATCTACGTTGGGACTACAACGGATGGAAGAGACTTTCTTCTTCAGGTACTACTCCTTACACTCAGAAGGACTGGAACCAAACGTTGATCACAGCTATCAACCAGCTTTCGGCTCAAATCCATAAATCAACTCTTAGAGGTGGTGCTAACTGGATCGTTGTATCTTCGGAAGTATCAGCTATCTTCGATGACTTGGAGTACTTCCACGTGTCTAACGCGTCTCCTGATCAGGATCAGTACAACATGGGTATCGAAAGAGTTGGAACATTGGCAGGTAGATACCAAGTTTACCGTGATCCATACTTCCCACCTAACCAAGTTTTGATTGGTCACAAGGGAACTAGCTTGTTGGACACTGGTTACATCTACGCTCCATATGTACCTCTTCAGTTGACACCAACTATGTACAACCCATTCAACTTTACTCCTATCAAGGGTATCATGACACGTTACGCTAAGAAAATGGTTAACAACCGTTTCTACGGACGTATCACAGTTGATGGTGTTAGAACATTTGACCTACAATCTTTGAGATAATAGTCATAAATGTTATGAGTAAGGGAGGAGAAATCCTCCCTTTTTTATTTAAAAGATATTTATAATGATAATGTATAATATATGTCGAATTGCGTTTGTAGAAGAGTCAATATAAAAAACTTGATGCCGAGTAGAAATCTTGTGATTAACTATTCGAGATGTGCTGATGAATTGAGTGTTACAAACTACGCAATTCCTCCATTGGCAACAAGAGAAGTATGGTATGTTGTTGGTTCTTTTAGTACTGCAACTCCCGCCACATCATACGAATTCATAGATTTTACATTATGGCCTGAAGGATGTGATGACCCAACACCTGAAGGAGAGACTTATTACATTCTATATGAGGATGGAAACATTATGACAACACAAGATAATTTTGGGTTAGAATACCAATATTAAAAATAAAATGGCAAACAAAAAAATCTCACAATTACCTAATTTTACAGGATCTGTTCCTGGAGCATGGGTTGTAGTTAACAACGATACTGAAACTCAAACTTTTAAAGCCCAGGTACAAGATCTTCTTGGTACCTCAGGATCTTCAGGTACCTCAGGATCTTCAGGTAGTTCTGGTTCTTCAGGTACCTCAGGATCTTCAGGTATAAATGGTACCAATGGAACATCAGGATCAAGTGGATCCTCAGGGTCAAGTGGGACTTCAGGATCATCAGGTTCTTCGGGTACTTCGGGATCTTCAGGTGTTAATGGAACTTCAGGATCTTCAGGTGTTAATGGAACCAGCGGTAGTTCGGGTTCATCAGGTACAAACGGTACCTCAGGTTCATCGGGAACAAATGGAACTTCAGGTAGTTCTGGTTCTTCTGGAAGTTCGGGATCTTCTGGTGTGAATGGAACTTCCGGGTCAAGTGGTTCATCAGGGGTGAATGGAACTTCAGGTAGTAGTGGTTCATCAGGAACAAACGGAACGTCAGGTTCAAGTGGTAGTTCAGGTAGCTCTGGTTCTTCTGGTACATCAGGGACATCTGGAAGTAGCGGGTCTTCGGGAGTTAATGGAACGTCAGGTAGCAGTGGATCTTCAGGAACAAATGGAACGTCAGGTTCAAGTGGAAGTTCAGGATCAAGTGGTACTTCAGGGTCAAGTGGTTCTTCAGGTGTGAGTGGAACTTCAGGATCGTCTGGAACATCAGGCTCAAGTGGTTCTTCAGGTATAAATGGAACGTCAGGTTCAAGTGGTAGTTCAGGAGTAAGCGGTACTTCGGGGTCAAGTGGTTCATCAGGTGTGAGTGGAACTTCAGGATCGTCTGGAACATCAGGCTCAAGTGGTTCTTCAGGTATAAATGGAACGTCAGGATCAAGTGGAACTTCTGGTAGTTCAGGTTCGTCAGGTACAAACGGAACTTCGGGATCGAGTGGTACATCAGGTAGTTCAGGTTCATCAGGAACATCAGGATCGTCGGGATCTTCAGGTATAAATGGAACGTCAGGGTCAAGTGGAAGTTCAGGTAGTTCAGGTTCGTCAGGTACAAACGGAACTTCGGGATCGAGTGGTACATCAGGTAGTTCAGGTTCGTCGGGAACTTCAGGATCCAGCGGTTCTTCAGGAGTTAATGGCACTTCAGGTTCATCTGGTACAAGTGGAAGTTCTGGTTCTTCGGGAACATCTGGTACATCAGGTTCTTCTGGTACATCAGGTAGTTCAGGTTCTTCTGGAATAAATGGTACATCAGGGTCAAGTGGTACTTCAGGTAGTTCAGGATCTTCAGGTACAAATGGTACCTCAGGGTCAAGTGGTACTTCAGGAACCTCAGGTTCATCGGGAACATCAGGGTCTTCAGGTATAAATGGAACGTCAGGATCAAG